AAATATTTTATAAATAATTTTGTAACAACTGGTCAGAATAAGCATAGAGTATATATTGAATATAGTCATCAATTTAATTCGTTAGTATTATCGAGAAGACCTGTTGACTTATCAATAGATAATTTATTAAAATTACATATTAATAATCTGTATGATGAAATATATGTTAGTTATAATGATAATATTTGTAATCTAGACTTAGATAAAATGTTAGAAAAAGACTATATTCCTTTTCAAAAAGTAATATCTAACATGTTCATGAATGAAAAAGATAATAATTTTTTTTTTTTAACTAATCATTTAAATATGAATGTAAAGAAATTTTTTAATATAAAAGATATTACAAATTAAAATTTATTATAAATAATATTTAATGCATAGAACAATATGATACATAAATTTAGTTTCTTATATTAGAGTAATATTAATTCATATATATTGTGTATTCTTGGAATACAAGTTAATATTTTATTATTTTATAATTAGTTAATAATCAAATAATTGATAATATTATAAAAGTCTAGAAAACCTTCTGGAGGTCTCAAAACGTTTAATGGTTAAATATTACTGAGTATTATATATATGTATGAATATGAATATTAAATTAGTTATTTTTGATTTTGATGGTGTATTTACAGATGGTAAATGTTATTTTGATGAAAATCATAATATTAAAAAATATTATGATATTAAAGATGGTATGGGTATAAAACTTTTAAAAGATAATAAAATAAAAACAGGATTAATAAGTTCTTTTTCAACGGATAAAAATGTTTTATTAAATGAACAAAATATAAATCGATCGATAATAACACATTTGAACTTTGACTATATTTATATTGGTGATGACAAAAAAATAAATATATTGAATAAGTGGATAGAAGAATTAGATTTAAATTATGATAATGTGTCATATATAGGTTATGATTTAAATGATATTGAACTATTCAAATTAGTAAAATATTCAGCATGTCCGAATAATGCTGTAAATGAATGCAAAGATATAGTAAATTATACATGTAAAAACAAGGGAGGCGAAGGATGTGTAAGAGAATTTGTGGAAAAAATAATTCATAATGAATTTTCAATGACAATAATTGATGAAATAAAAAAAGAATTCAATTATCAAATAGAGAATTTTAATATAGAAAAAATAAATAATTTATGTGATATCTTAAAAAATATAGAAAGGAATATTTATTTTTGTGGAGTAGGAAAATCAGGTAATATGGCTAAACATTGCTGTGACATATTAAAAAGTATATCATTTACTACATTTTATATTGATATAATAAATTTAACACATGGAGATATAGGAACTTTTACAAATAAAGATATCATTTTAATGTTTAGTAATAGCGGCAATACAATAGAATTATTAAATATTATACCATTGTTTAAAAATATTGGTACAAAAATAGTTGGAATTTGTTGTAAAGAAGAATCTCGATTTAAAGAATTATGTGATATAACTATAGTTATCCCTTTTAAGAATGAAATAAGTGGCATAATTGATAAAATACCAACAAATAGTTGTATGAGTCAATTAATTTTTACGAATATATTAGGTTCAATATTAAAAAATGACATATCTTTAGATAAATATAAAGAAAATCATTTATCGGGTAATATAGGTAAAAATCTATTAAAAATAAAAGACGTTTTAATAAAAGAATTTCCAAAAATAATTATAAATGATTTTAATGAAAATATAGAAATCAATTATGTATTACTTGAGATGACAAAATATAAAATAGGTTGTTGTTTTTTTACTGATATTGAAGATAATTTATTAGGTATATTAACAGATGGTGATATTAGAAGATTATTATTAAATGTGGATTTTAAATATATTAATAATAAAAACATTAATAAAAATTATTATTATGTTAATGATATTGAAAAGTACATTTTTGAAATAAATTATAATAATTATTACATACCTATAATACAAAATAAAAAAATTACATCTATATTTAGAATTTAGTATTTATATTTTTTCTTTAAATATTCATAATCCTCTATTGTATCAACTCCGCGTTCCATTTCTTCTGAAAATATTGTATTAATTTTAAAACCTTGTTCAATTATTTTTAACCATTCAATATCTTCTAATAATTGATTTTTTGTATTTTCTTTACAAAAATGATCTAATAAATAATTTTTATCATAAACAAAAATACCAACATGTATATTATATTCATGATGTGAAATTATATTTTCTTTTTTATTACTAGGTATTATATTTCTTGAGCAATATATAATATTATTAAAATTATCTACGACTACTTTACCTCTAGATTTTGACAAAATTTCATCTTGATTATTTGTTTTAAAGCAAATAGTAGAACATGCTGGTTTTTTTTCAATAAAATTATCAATTGTTTGATTTATAACATTTGGTTTAATAAAGGGTTCGTCTCCTTGAATATTAACTATAATATCATATTTATCATGATTAATGCTTTTTAAATAACTAATAATACGTTCCGTGCCATTTAAACAATCTTCATTAATAATTACACAATTGCCGCCAAAAGATAAAACTTCATTATATATTCTTTGATCATCAGTTAAAATTATAATTTCATCAACTTTTGTTTGTTTTGCTTTTTCATAAACAAGATTAATAATAGTTTTATTATTAAATTTTAATAATGGTTTACCAGGCAAACGAGAAGAATTATATCTAGCTGGAATACAACATAAAATTTTTAACATTATATTTATAATTATATATATAATTATAAATATATAAATTCTATAACTTTTTACTAAAGTTTATTATATCCCCATTAAAATTATGTTTAACATCAAATGGAAAATAATTGCTTAATAGTTCTATATCACCTTTATCCATACTTAAATTTTTAGGCATATCAATAATTGTTTTTTTCTTAATTATTATACCAATGTTATAATCATATTGTTTAATATAACATTCTTCACTACAATCAAACCCTGCTAAAACTAAATTATACAAAACTAATCCAGCATTCCATATTGAAACATGACCGCCAACAATAAATGGTTTTCGTGGAGGAACAATAATTGCTAAATATCCATTTTCATTTAATAGGGAATGAATTTTTTTTAAGAATAAATTAACATTAAGTTGATGTTCTAAAATATGAGAGCACCAAATAGCATTGTATTTTTCTTTAAATTCAATAATATTAAAATCACCAATATACTTATTTCTAATTTGAGATTCTATATTTTCAATTCTTTTATCATAATAAATACTATTACCATAATCACATATATCCACAATTTTACCTTTATTTAAAAATATTTCAGTATGTTCTAAACCACCAGAACCAATATCTAAAACGTTATCAAATTTTAATTCTAAAAATTTATTTAATATTTTTTCTCCACGAAGATTTTCTTTATCAAATGTTCCTAAAAATCCGGAAGTATCTTTCTCAATTGTTCCTAAATGAGCATCTATTAATTTATTATTTATAGAAGAGGATGTATATTTTAAATTATAATTATTTTTTTTATTAATATTTAAAAAATCTAATAGCCATTCTAATTTATCTAAAGGCCATTGTGTAGGCCCATCGCAAAGCGCTTTATCTGGATTATCATGTGTTTCCATAAATATACCATTAATACCTAATGATATTGCCATCTTACCCATATATGGAATTAAATCTCTATATCCACCACATTGAATGGTTCCATCAGCCATTTTTTGTCCTGGTTGTTGTAAACAGTGTGTTATATCCATACTTACTAAATTAGTATCAGATTTTAACCAAATTAAATTTCTTGGGTCAACAACCAAATCTTGATATCCAAAGCTATTACCACGTTCACATAAAATAACATTACGATTACCAAATACGATAATTTTTTCTTTTGCTTTATGCATTTGATCAGCAGAACAAAACTGACCTTTTTTAACATGTATTATTTTACCGGTTTGAGCAGCGGCTTTTAATAAATCGGTTTGTCTACATAAAAAGGCTGGTATTTGAATTATATCGACAACTTTACTAATTGGTTCTGCTTGCCATGATTCATGAATATCGGTAATAATTGGCACATCAACTTCTTGTTTAATTTTTTTTAATATTTCAACTCCTTTTTCAAAACTAACTCCTCTATATGAATTTAATGATGATCTATTTGCTTTATCAAATGAAACTTTAAAAATAAATGTGACATCATATTTATCAAAAGTTTGTTTTAACATTTTAGCCATATGAATAACATGTTCTTCTGATTCAATCACATTAGGACCAGCCATTATAAAAAATTTATCTTTTAGTGTTAAATATTCCATTATTATATTTAATTAAAATACGTATTATATTTAAATTTAAATATAATATAAATTTAGATAAAGATATTCTAATAAAAAATAGTTTTTTATAAAAAAGTTATATTACAAATAATTAATTATTCTACAATTAAAACTTATATCAGTTTTTTTTTTTTTGACTCCTGACTCATTCCCGAATTAATAAAAAAATAGATACATTATAATTATTATATTATTTATTGCTAGTAAAATAATTACATATATATCAATCCTTAACGGTTAATAATCGATTAATAATATTTATAAATCATTTAATTTTAACGAATAAAATGATCACACTACAAGTCTTCAAAAACACTGTATCAATTAATATATCATATAATAATATAAATGCTTACACATAGAAAAATAAATGACGCATTAAGTAATTTAGAAAATGAATATAAAGAGAAGAATAATACATTAGAAATTTTATTTAATGAACGAACTAATCAATTAGAAAATGAGTATAAAGAGAAGAATAATACATTAGAAACTTTATTCAATGAACGCAATAATAGATTAGAAAATGAGTATAACGAGAAGAATAATACATTAGAAATTTTATTTAATGAACGTAATAATAGATTAGAAAATGAGTATAATGAGACGAATAATAGATTAGAACATGAATATGAAAATAAATTATTAGAAAAGACTGAACAAATGATAAATGAGTTTAAAGAAAAAGAAATTAAATTAGAACATGAATATGAAAATAAATTATTAGAAAAGACTGAACAAATGATAAATGAGTTTAAAGAAAAAGAAATTAAATTAGAACATGAATATCAAAATAAATTATTAGAAAAGACTGAACAAATGATAAATGAGTTTAAAGAAAAAGAAATTAAATTAGAACATGAATATCAAAATAAATTATTAGAAAA